GCTTGCGGGTTTCCGGGGAGTCACTAGGGTCACCGGGGACCCTAGTCGACCCCTCAAGGTGGGTCACCCGTGACCCTAGAGGTGGGTCACCCATGACCCTAGTATGGGTCACCCGTGACCCTAGTCCTGCGTCTGTGTAGTGCACTGTGTAGACATTTATTGTTGGGTTCTTACGACGTCTAACCGTGGTTACGCCGTACTCCCCTAACCACCTAAGAGAACGTTTTACAGTTTCTCGAGACATCCCAACATGGCTGGCAATCTGGGTCACGGAGGCTGTGACCTCTCGATTTCGACGGTCCATCAATCCCACCAGGCCAACCAAAACTTGGAGATCCCGAGGTTGTCCATGCTTCGTAATCAACTCGACAGCCCATACGGGGATGGCCAAAAACGGCCCTTGAAAAAGGTTGGTGGTCATGGGTCAGAGACTGTACACCAACATTGTGTCTGTCGCAACTCGGTGCTATCATGGAGCCCGCTGGTAGGTTGGTGGTTCTCCCTCCAGTTCCCTTCAGGCAACGCCGGGACGTATCGGGTAAACTCGAAACACGTCCCGGCGTCTGCTTTTAATAAAGGAGAACTTATGGCAGCAAAGAAAGACCCGCGCCTTGAGCGAGCTGGAGTGTCTGGCTTCAATAAACCAAAGCGCACACCTGACCACCCCACCAAATCACATATCGTCGTCGCCAAAGAAGGTGACCAGGTGAAGACCATTCGCTTTGGTGAACAGGGTGCTGAGACAGCCGGTAAGCCAAAGGCTGGAGAGTCCGAGCGCATGAAGGACAAGCGAGCGTCGTTCAAGGCACGACATGCAAAGAATATTAAAAAGGGGAAGATGTCAGCTGCTTATTGGGCTGACAAGGAGAAGTGGTGATGGCCCCTAAGAAGGTATGGGAAAAGAAAGACCCCACAAAGAAAGATAAAGAACTGACGCCTAGTCAGAAAGCCTCTGCTAAGGCATCTGCCAAGAAGGCAGGGCGTCCTTACCCCAATCTCGTGGACAACATGAATGCTTCCAAGAAGAAGAAGGGAGGTAAGTGATGTGTAAAGACTGTGGATGTGGGTTGTCAAATCCCAAAGCACCCGGTTTCGGCAAGGGTAAAAAGGCCGCAAAGAAGGCTCCAGCTAAAAAGCCTGCCAAGAAGAAGTGAAAAGAAAAACCCCCAGTGTGTCTGGCACCGGGGGTTTTTCTATTGGCTAGGGGGAGCCATATTTTGGGCCTCAAACATCCCTGAAAGGGGCGGGCTTTCTGTGCGGGTTGTATGAGGAGATCAACTTACCATTGCTTTTGACTGGACACAACTAATTCCATGATTTTTGTAAGAATTTCTGGAGTGGCATTGAAGCCGAGTTCTGTACCGTCTTTCATGAGCACAATGATCGAACCAATATCGTCCTGAGCTCCAGGCCCCGTCTTTGGTGACAGTGCTTCAATTGCTTCTTCCTTGGTTCGTGTTGCAAGCCCCTTGTCTCGAGCCATGCGCTTGACTAAAGCGGCTGGCATAACCTCGAGTGTTTCTCTGTCGTAGGATGCTTCACCAATTTCAGGCAGTTCATCGTCAGAAATTGGTGACTGTCTAACCTCTTCTTTTGGTTCACTATCAACAATGATGGGAACCAAACCGTTAGTTAGCTCCAGAGTAGGCAAATCCATGTCGATAGACATGGATGAGATCCGAACGGATTCTTCTTCGTTCTCCTGGTCCCACATGATTAGTGAGATACCCGGCACTTCTTTAGACCTAAGAGTCTTTAGGATTTTGAAATCTACGTCCTTGACCTTTTCCACTGCCTCCGCTTTTTCCGACAGAACTTTAGGCACAGCCTTACCAGTCTCAACTGAGATAATGGTGAAGTCTGCTTCGTTATCCAAAAGCCAGTCGTAAACTACCTCGAGGCCGTCTGTTACCTTTCCATACCACGGAACGACGTAATTGAGCTTTGTTCCAATGTCATTTAGTGCTGCTTCGATCACAGTCTTTGGGGCGTTCCCAAAACCCAAGATCCCGTATGTTTCCTTCATGGTGGCTCCTCTATTTGATGCTCTTGCGGTACGTCATATCTCCCGTAAGGGTGAGTAGGCGTAGTACTGCATGTACTGTACTGGCAAGAGTGGCGATACACAAGCCGGAAATCCATAGATCTTCTACTTGGAATATTGCCCCTATAACGTAGCTAATCGCAGTTGCTACTATGACTTTGACCCACGGCATTGCCTCGCGTGGAGAAAGTGCTTCGGCTATCTGTACGAGTTTATAAACGGCTAATGAACACAGAATTATTTCCATGGCTTCTTTCTAAGGTCGTATAACTCCAGGTATATGGTTGAATGTAACATTCCATTTGGGGTTAGGGATTGTGCTGTTAGCGTATATGGTTGCTGTTCCAGTTGTTAGTTCTGTTATTGGTAGGTAGCTAGTTAACATGCGGTTTACTACGGCTCGAGTTTTAGAGTAGTTTGAGTTGTACACTGAGAAAGCATCTGTACGGTTTGCATCAATTGAGGTGTCTGGAAAAGCCTCGTCATACCAACGGTAATCAGAAATGGTATCTGAGTCTACGAGCCAACCGCCTAGTGATGTGTAGCCATTAAAATAACTACCTCCAATTTCTCTTTCGAGCAGCATTTCCCCAATATCTTCTTCTATGTTAATTGTTGAAGGCATATCTACAAACAAGAACACATTTACATAGTTTGTAAATCCTTCTATCACTTCTAACTCCCAGTAATTTATACCGGAGATTTTCTTAGGATTATTTGATGTTGATATTACTTGAAGATCAGAGCCATTGTAATACATAAGACGAACTCTAATTATTTGATCTTGAATTCCAGAGCTTGGGTTTTTTTGCATTGAAAAATATAGCTTATCTCCGCTTTTAACCCTTATGTAATCTGCGCGAGGCATTGGGTTTACAGGAGGGTCAGGAGGTGCAGCGTAAGTTTGCAAGATAGAAACTGACCCGCCGGAAGTTGGGTCTGGTTCAAAAATCCAAGACGGCTTTTGCTCAGCTGCGATTAAGCCGGTACCGCCAGTTACTGCTGGCGTACCTCCTGATACTTCTGAGGTATAGGTAGCTGACGGTGTTGCCCCAGCTTCGATCTCATCACTAAAGCTTGTGGTACTTGCTAACCCGGCATCTAAGATACCCGCAACTACCACTTCAATATTAGGGTCTTTTAATAAGTTAACCCGTTGGGCGTACACTTTTACTTCCTTTGAAGTTATATCAACTTCAACGTCACTACCAGTCAGTGCCTGTACAGCCATCTCCAGACTAGATATTGTTCCCTCGGAACGTCGTAAGTACCCAATGATATTAATTAGAGTTCGAAGTCTAGACGCCCCAAGTTCATGTACTCTAACTCCAATTCCAAGATCCTGAGCTATGTAATCAAGTACTCCGCTGTTAGCTATTGACGGATCTTTCATAATCATTAAATGGTCAATTGCCGTTTTAATGCGGTCCATCTCGTATCCAAAGATACTTAAAAACTTATATAGAGGCCCACCCTCACCTTGGTCTAGTTCCCCATCCAGCAGACGATAATACTCGGGGATTCTAGAATATAGCTCGTCAACACTTCTGTATCTTTTGGGCGTTAACACTGCTAGTTTTGCCGATGGTTCGTAGTAAACGTCTTCTCCAGACCTTGACTCAAACTTTACAAAGAGCGTGTAATACGACCATTTACCACTTGGTACTTGATGGTAGTAACTCGTAGTGTTATTACTACTTACAAGGATACTACCGTCGCTAATTGTTTGTGGTTCTCCGTCAGGAGAATACACAATAATAATTTGAGTTGGTACAACAATATTAACATCTGCAACAAGGTTTAAATCCGTAAGAGGAGCGTCCCAACTTAACTCTATTTCCTCATAGTCAACTATTTCTGCTTCAAAAAATGAAACGTATGGAAGAAGGCTCCCTGATTTTGTAGCGTTGTTTAGTACCGGAGCAACAAGCAACCCATCAGAACGAAGACGTGTGTCGTTATCTTCGAGCATTGAATACGTTGTGAACAACGTATCTGATGAAGCAGAAATAGTGCTAGAAGGGTAAGCGAGGTAACTACCATAGTATGTAGCCGAGGCCGATACAGATGAGGGCCTATAAGTTACCTGGTTTGTTTCGTACCTTTGAAGTGTAAATGATCTGCGAGCCATGTTATACCGAAGTGGTTATTCCGCCGGATGTTGTTAAATCAAAACTTCCCTTTTTAATTAGCTGTATCGGAGACGGTGACGCTCCAGAAAGTGTTACGTTAGCGTAAAGCACACCTTCAATGTCATGAATTGTTTTGTATATATCACCTAGGCGTATATCTTCTCCAAATTTAAGAATACCTAATTCAAACATAAAATTCAAAGCGTCTTCTACTGCTTTTTTAACGGAGTTAGCAATATAACTTTCTTCAACAAATATTGTTGCTTGTATACTTTTTGGTATTAACGTAACGGATGTGGCAGATATAACTGTTACACCCAACATTGCCAATGGTTGTATACTTCTAACTATTTCCTCCTGGACACCGGAGCTAATAGGTACTACAGATGGAGTGTAACTTGGGTAATCTGAGATATATGGAATTCCGTATATAGTTACGCTTCCACCTCCTGATATCGAGGGGGTATAAGAAACCGTAGCGTTATATATACCAGTAATACGAAGTGCTAAGTCAACAAAGTCATTTATTGTAACAGCTCGATCTTGCGATCTTATGGTAGCTTTTAGTGACGTTTTAATAGAGTCTATAGACTCGCCGCTGCTTCCACCTGTTGCTGCGCTAGAGGAAATTACAGAAATACCCAAAGGTTGGAAGTTTCTAAATGAAGTTATTCTATTTTGTGGTATGTTTCCTTCAGAACCAGAGGTTGTGTAATAGGTAGCTGTAATCTTTGAGTTTGTGGGTGGGACTTTTCCAGATAGGAAGTTTCCAAACAAGACTTGAGTTTCATTTTCTGCAGTTACATTTGTTGAATACGCTCTACTATTTGTATCAACTAAAGAAATGTCTGTAACTAAGTTCCAGGGTGTTGGAGTAACCCCATCTTCATAAACAAGAATTTGTACGCTTGTTGATACTGCATTTAATTTTGAAAGGTTATAGCGTTGTCCAGTAACCCCACTTGCTGAATTTGTTAAAACTTCTTCTTCAACGATACTCCCCTCAGTAACAAATATTGTTGTGGTTTGTCCACTAATTAGTGTATTTTCTTCAGTTGAAAAGAATGTTAGATTACCAAGCTCTGACGTTCCAACAAAGACAGTTCCAGCTGGAAGAACATAGTTTTCTTCAAGAGTGTTTGATAACACAATGGTAGCCGTTGCTGCTTTACGAGAAAACGGGACATAATCAAACAAATTAGCGAGCGCTAGAAGGCTTTCGCGTTGCGTAGCTGTTGTTATGAAGGCTTCTCCGGCAGCCCTGTCTATGTAGTAATGCAGCACATCACCCATGTATGCCCACAAGTCAATGAGCAAGACTCCGAAGTCTGAAGGATCTCTATCTGTCCACTCAGGGGCTACAAGCGAAGCACGCTTAAGCAGCTCGCGTCTAATATTTTCGTAATCTCGACTTGCAAAGTCAAAGCCAGGCGTAATTAGTGCCATATACTCTCCTAGATTGGAGTGTCCTCTACAAGCACTCCTGTAGAGTCTAGTTTAAATGAAAGAACTTGCGGAGAGCCTAATGGTATTTGGTAAACCACTGTTACACCTATCGTGGTTTCTGGACTTCCAAATAAAACAACTTCTTCGTCATCTGTTATACGAATATCGAGTATTGTTACTCGGCTTATATTTTCAGACATTTCTTGTGCAGCATCAACTGAGAAATCAGCAATATTTAAAGAGTCTACTGGCTCAAACACAAGTTTGTTTATCCCAGCTCCATAATTATGTCTCATAACACGTTCATAGTTGTCAGTAACCAACACATCAACTATTTTCTGCTCAGCAATACGGGTTGGTAATGAAGTTGTAAGTATTCTTCCAGATTCGAATTGAAACGGTATTCTTATTGAAGCCACTATGCATCACCTCCATCAACACCATTGGTTCCCCCAAGTATAACATGTACATTATATACTTTGTTATCTTCAACTGCCAGTATAACTTGACTTCCTACTGGAATCGACTGTGTCCCAAACGTATTTGAAAGTTTTAATGGAACTTCATTTCCAGTTAATGCAGGAGCATACGCGTATGTAGTTACCCCATCGGAGTATGAAACTACTCCTCTATACAAAGCCATACCACTATACATATGAGGAAAATCTTTCAATAGAAGCTTTCCATTTGTTATTTACAAACTTAGGATTAGGTGGTAAAT